ATGTGATGTGGCTCAGAGAGGATAAATCTAAATTCGTAGAGTTACAGCCTTGGGGTGATGAACTTCTTGATGAACTTATTCGTTGCGACTTAGAAGATAAGGATTTCGCTCCTATCATTCAGAGTTACGGAACATTCCCTGCTAAGTTTGCCGAGGTAGAGGCAGAGGTGGCACGATTAGAAGCAGCCGTAAAGATTGCAAAGGCACGTCAAGACGAACTTAGAAAAGGTTTACTTGATATGATGACTGAGAATAACATCAAGTCATTCACTGGTAGTCGTGTGAAACTCACAAGAGTTTTGCCTTCGACTTCTGAGAAGTTTGATAGTAAGGCTTTCAAGGAAGAAAATCCCGAACTCTACAAGAAATATTGCAAACCTACGCAGACTGCTGGTAGCTTGCGTGTAACGCTTGTGGGAGAATAAGCCATGAAGATTCGACTTGTAAACACTCCAACTGGCTTCGTACCTGAGACCGATGATGATTACGAGGTAAAGCGTAAGATGAAGGTTGGTAAGGTTTATGAGGCTACTATTAAAGAGGTGAGGAATCCTAAATTTCTTCGCCTATACTTTAGTCTGATTAATATTGCATGGGAGTATCTTACAGAACAACAGCAGGCTTTCTTTTATAACAACAAAGAGAGTTTTCGTAAGACATTGGAAGTAGCGGCAGGTCATTTTGAACTGGTTTATTCGAGAAGCCGTAATGAATGGCTTGAAATGCCAAAGTCCATTGCTTTTGATGCCATTACCGAACAAGAGTTCAGTGATTTGTTTGAGCGAGTAAAGACTACTCTTTATCAGCAATTTATCCCAGACATCAACAAAGAAGAGTTTGAGAAAGAACTTAAATGGTATTAATACATTTTAAACGTTTAAATTATGAGTGAAATTTTAGTTACAGGAACAATTGTTCAAGCATTACCTATTCAATCAGGAGTTAGCCAAAGAGGTAATCAGTGGATGCGCCAGTCGTTCATCATCGAACATGAGCACGGTCAGTACCCTCGTCGTATGGTATTCGATATTCGAGACCAAAAGATTCAGGAGTTGAGTTTGCAAGTTGGTGAGAATGTAACATTGCACCTCAACATTGATTGCCGAGAGTACCCTGAAAACTCAGGTAAGTTCTTTAACTCTATTGAGGCATGGAAAGCTGATCGTGTGGGTCAGCAAATGCAGCAAGGCTATCAGCCTCAGGGTTATCAGCAACCAGTATATCAACAACAGCCAATGCAGGGTGGTTATCCGCAGCAGCAGCCCATGATGCAGCAACCTTTGCAGCAGCAGCCTATGCAAGGTGGTTATCAGCAACAGCCAATGCAACAGCAGATGCCACAGCAGCCTGCACCATTCCCACCTGCGCAAGGTCAGGCAATGCCACAGCAACAAGTTCAGCAGCCTGCACCATTCCCACCTGCACAGCAGCAAGCACCTCAGGCTCAACAGCCAGTGCAGCAACCTGCACCACAGCAGGGCGCACAGCCTCAGGGTCAACAGTTGCCATTCCCTCCTGCTCAATAATGCCTGGAGCCGTATCATTAGTTTGGTACGGCTCTACTTTTTCGGGGGTATTTTGGTTTTGATTGCAGATGGAAGGTAAGGAATCGTGCAGGCAGTTATGCCTTAAAATAGCAAAACAAATAAACGCAAAGGTTGTCAATATGACTCCCTGCGCTTCTCTGCGTGCAGCAGCATAAGCGCGCTCGTTGGCGACTGACGAAGGAACATAATAGTCGTAACCTCAGATTTCCTCGTTAGATTAAATGAGGTGGTGGATGATGCTTGCCTATCTGGTTAGCCCCAAACGCACGTAACAAGTTTCTATAAGAAGTCTGTAAGACGAGGGTTCGACTCCCTCTACCTCCACTTATATGTAAGATATGAACTACGTATTATTAAGAAAACTCTACCCTACAACAAGCAATGCAGAAATAGCCGTATTACTTGGTACAACCAAGAATAACGTTGCTCAACGTGCTAATGCTTTAGGTTTGAAAAAGAATCCAGTATATCTCTCAGGTGTTAATCGTAAGAATGGACTGAAAGGATTAAAGTCTCAAAAAGTTGTCTAAATATGGATTTTGTCACGGATGGATGGTAAGCCCTAAAGATTTCAATGAGGTTACTTGCCCTCGTAGGGAGTCTTGCGCTTACTATGACGTAAATTTCTATCGAAAGCACGTCCACCATCTTGACGATTTTGAGGAAATGTTTCCCTTTGAGCCTTGCCCCTTCTTTGTTCAGAGGCAGGGAGTACAGCAGAAAGAACAAAAAGAAGAAAAATCAGATTTCTTATTAGGCATACAATAATATGATTCCAGATTACATTTTGAAAGCAGCCCGTGAGTATCGTGATAAGCATGGCGGCGACCAGTCATTAGAGGATGCCTTTATTGCAGGGCATAAGGCAACACGTAATCCGACAAAGAAAAGCGTTACTCTTACCAGTGAGCAGGAATTAGTATTCAATGAATGTTGGACTGCTTACCGAGAGAAAGGTTGTAAGGCAAAGGCAATGTTGGAGTGGCAGAAGTTGTCCGACAAAGAGATTGCTATTATTCGGTCTCACATAGATGCTTATGTTGAAACGAGAGATAGAATCTACCAAAAGGACTTTGAGAGATACCTAAAAGACAAGGTATTTCTTTCTGTCATATTCAAAGGTAATCAGGTCTTTTATGACCCCAAGGAAGAATCTAATGTTGTGATGGCAGTACCACAACAGCAAACAATAGACTGGCAATCGTGATAGACAAAGCACAAGTATATAAGTGGTGGGACGTATTCAAGAATGGTTCAGACCTGACGGAAATACGCATCCTCAGTGGCAACAAAACTTGGAGTGGCTACTTCAAGGACGTTGAAACACTGTTAGCTTGCATTGAGCCATATAGCAATAGCCCTCACACACAGATATACTTCACGTTGAATCATATCAAAGAGGCTTGCTATGGTAGAAGCCAGTGCAACAAGATAATTCAGATATTCAGAGAACCTACAACAAGTGATGTTGATATTGATGGCAGAACGCACATCTTGATTGACCTTGATCCAAAACGTCCTGCTGGTGTCAGTTCAAGTAACGATGAACTGAACTATGCGTATCAAAAGGCGGTGGATATATTCAACTGGTTAAAGTCGCAAGGATTCTATGAGCCTATTATCTGTATGTCGGGTAATGGTTATCATTGCGTCATTCCTTGCCTTATATCAGCGTCGCCAGAAGCTACTGAAACGATTAAGAAATTCCTTCAAGTCCTTTCGCTGTTCTTTTCCGATGAACATATAGAAGTGGATGAAAAGGTATTCAATCTTGCCCGAATCAGTAAACTGCCTGGTACTACCGCTTGTAAGGGAGAGAATACACCAGATAGACCTTGGCGACAGTCACAAGTCGTTTATGTTCCTTCTGAAATCAAGCCAACGGATATTGCCTATTTCAAGAAGATTGCGGCGATGTACCCTGAGGAAGAAAAGCCGAATAGGTACAATAACTATTCATCTGAGAAGTTCGACTTGGTGGAGTTTCTAAATAAGCATGGTATCGGCTACACTACTCAGCGTGTGGCAGGTGGTACAAAGTACATTCTCGACCATTGCCCCTTTAACGACCAACACAAGCATAAGGATGCGGTCATCTTCCAAAGGGATAGCGGAGCAATAGGTTTCCTTTGCTTTCACAATAGCTGTTCGGGCAAAACGTGGCGTGATGTTCGTCTGCTTTTTGAGCCGGATGCCTACGATAGGGATTATACACCTCAACCTCAGATGTATAAACAGCCTATCATTCAGCAGCCAGTAGTCACAACACCTATCATTCAGCAGGAGCAGAAAGGTAAGATATGGTTGAAGATGTCTGAAATCAAACGACCAAAGATAGACCTCAAAGACTACATACCTTCTGGAATACCCTACATCGACGAAAAAGGATTGGGATTCAGACGCAAGCAAGTTTCCGTTTGGTCGGGATTCAGAGGATGCGGAAAATCCACGTTGTTGAATATGCTAATTTTGAATGCAGCTCAGAAAGGTTACAAGAGTGCGCTCTATACTGGAGAGTTGCCTGAGGATATGGAAAAGCAATGGCTATACCTTCAAGCAGCAGGCAAACAGCACGTCAGAAAGTACGGCAATTCCGATTACTACTATGTGCCTGATGCTATTGCAAGCCGAATAGATACTTGGATAGACAAGTTCCTTTGGACTTTCAATAACAAGTACGGAGATAACTTCGTTCAAATCAGCGACCAGGTAAGGCGGTTAAAGGATGAAGAGGACATTGATTGTGTTCTGCTTGATAACTTGATGGTGCTGAACTTCCGTGAACTGGATTCAGATAAGTTTGAACGTCAGGGTGCTTTGCTGCAACGTCTGAATGACTTGGCGAAGGAACTTGATATTCATATCCACTTGGTTGCTCACCCAAACAAGACTTCCGGGTTTATCAGAATCGACAATATCAGTGGTAGTGGTGACATCAGTAACAAAGCTGATAACGTATTCCTTCTTAGTAGGGTCAATACCGACTTCATCAACAATGCGAAGCCAATCATGAACAAGTTCACCTATCAGAACATACTTGATAGCAAGTGTACTAACGTCATTGAGATTGGTAAGTTCCGTAATAAGGGTTCGCTTGTCGGGCATTACATTGAGTTTTGGTTTGAACTGGAGAGTAACCGATTAAAGAACGATCTTGCAGAGAATATCATCTACAATTGGGAAGAGGCACAGCAGTTGTCTATCAGTTACGATGGAACTCCTACCGTTCAGGAACTCTTGCAGGAATCCAAGAGCAATGGACTTCCTTTTGATTCTAACACCAATAATGATTTGCCGTTCTGATGATTACCGAGATATACGCTTGCGGACATAACCAAACGTCTGCATTTGTCATTGTAGAAAGCGGCAATATCATTCATTATGGCTCTCATAGGTGGGAAAACGGAATTTCCTTTGAGGGTGTCAATACTCTTGCAGATGACTTCAATTGTGAGGTGATTGCCGTAATATGTGCCATGATGCTTTGTGAGAACAATAAGCGTATGGCAGTGAACATCTACACTGATAGCGAGGATTGCCAGAAATGGTACTATCGCAATCAATGTGATTCTCCTTTCTTTCAATCACTCCTGAATCATTCAGTGGGTGTTGATATTTATGCAGAGCCTTGGAAGGATAATCAGTTTGGTAACGATTTCAAGGCAGCGTGTCTGAATATGTGTAAGTAACATTATTTGAGTAATATCACCGAATGGAAGAAATATGGAAAGACATAAAAGGCTTTGAAGGTTTTTACCAAGTAAGTTCTTTAGGACGTGTAAAAAGTCTTGATCGTGTTATTGAAAGAAGTAATGGGAAATTGCAGACTTTGAAAGGTAAGGTTTTAAAAGCTAAAACTTACAGAAATGGTTATAAGTTTGTTGCTTTAAGGGCTGTATCTTTTGGAAAGGAAATTATGGTTCATAGACTTGTAGCCATGTCTTTTATACCTAATCAGAATGGTTATCCTTGTATAAATCATAAAGACGAAAATAAAGGTAACAATCGTGTTGACAATTTAGAGTGGTGTACTCAAAAATATAATTGTAATTATGGAAACCATCACGAAAAACTTGTTGCTTCGTTAAAGAAAAGTGGTTATATTAAAAAGGTGTACCAATTTACTCTTGATGGTGTCTTTGTTGGTGAATTTGAATCAGTAAAAGACGCAACAGAAAAAACAGGAATAACCAATATCAGTTCTTCTATTTATGGTAGAATATCAAGAGCTGGTAATTTCCTTTGGAGTTTTTCAAAAAAAGCACCA